CCTGAGTTTGCGTACATGAGCAAGTCTGCGCTGCGTGATATGGCAGAGCAAAAACCTGTTGCAAAAGTTGTAGCGATTAAGTAGACTAGTTGCAACAATTCTCTCTAATTGTTAGTTCATGTGTTCCTCAATTATCGGCTCCGGGTGATTGGGGAATTTTTTTATTGATAGTACGCGCATAACAGCGCACCTGTAATGGCCAGACGCTCAGAAATAGGAGACTTGGGATTGGCTGAAAGTACGCCAACGAATACTGAGATTACTATCATTTAGAAAAAATTTTGGCATTTGGTTTCGTGGCAAAATTTTGCAAATCGTTTCGTGGCAACTTTTGGCCGTTCATTAGATTTGAAATCCTAGCCCCTACCAGAATTGAAATCCTGAGCCTTCATATATACGCGTTTCATCACATTCACGCGTGATTTTACGCGCGCGCCCGGCATTGGATAGGGTGTTTTTATAGCTTTTATCGGCTTGCTGCAAGCTGATTGAATGTTAGGTAATGCTAGGATAGTGCTAAACTATTTTTTGCAATGTAACGGGCTTTGTACGCCGTTAAATGGTAGGCAATAAAAAAGGCCTTTTAAGGCCTTGCAATTGTTTGGGGCAATAAAAAAAAGCGGACTTTCGTCCGCCTTCTTGTTTAGCTTTCCAGTAGTAGCGCCAAAATGGCAAATTTTACCAGTATTAAAAACAGTATTATCATTATTGCACCTCACGAATTGAAAATTTATATTTAGACTTGTCCAGCTTGTACTCTCTAACGTTTGAATAACGCGCCGTTAAACGTAAACGGCCTTGGACGCGATATAAATCTTTAAATAGTGCAACGGCTTGATTAAAACTGGTAGCCTCTACCCTATAATTAAATAATTCGTCATCATTAATTAAATATGCTTTCATAATATTATTTCCAGTTATCGACGTAAATTTTTACGCCTTTAATGATGATATAGAGACACGCTACGTTAGAAAAACATGACGCATAAACGCGGTATTCTCTATTTCCAACTAGTGCTTTTTTGCCAGTGTTCAGCTTTTTACCGTAGCCGGTCGCAGTTTGCATTAGTCCGCGCGTGTGATACCACATAGGGGCGTCGATAAAATCTAGGTATATAGTTGTCATTAGTTGTCTACCCCGTACTCAATCGCAAACAAGGGGCGGCGCGTAGAACGTTCTATAATAACTATATTGTAGCAGTCGTCCTCTATTGCGCATTTACCCGCGCTTTTTTCAGATAAAAAACCGTTATCGCGGAAATATTTCAGTAATTTACGCGCGCCCCAATGTATTGCATCGGCGTCAATAACGCCCGCGTCATACCACGCGTTCCACGTGTACCCGTCACACTCGCGCCACGCGTCAATTGATAAAATTCTATATGTTTTCATTTTGTAAGCCTTATTTTTATTAGGTGCAAAATTACACCGCATAACGCGCGACCTAATCACGCGCTACACGCTAGAATCTTTACGCGGTCCACGCCTTGCAAGCGCGCCGGCTTAAATAATAAACGGCGCTGCTATCCGATAATTGATACTCTTTTACCATAGCGCGCGCCTCTTTTATAGTGTCAAACGCGTCGACGGTTTCAAGGTATCCGGCGCTTTTACGTTGAATGTAAATCATAGCGCAGCCCCTACTTTTGACGCGTCAAAACAAAATGAATACCCGCGCCCGTCGGCGCTGTCACCATATCGCATATTATCTAAATCCCAGTCTAGTTTGTTTTTAATGATTAGCGCTTTAACCGCTTCAAAATGGCAATCAACACCTGACAATTCGCTTGGATATGAAATAGTCGCTTGAAAGCCTTTAAAGTCACCATAAGCTGCAGTGTAGGCTTTAATTCTACTCCCGCGTGAATTTGAAACGGGTAGATATTTAGTGTGTATTGCGATCATGTAGGCAATCCTCAAAAGTGTGGTTAGTTGTAGTCAGTTAAAATATTTTTAACTTGCAAAACATTATAGAGCAATAAACAGTAAATGCAATACTTTTTGTTACAAACTGGTGTTTTGTGGATATCGGTAGGCATTATGTAGTCAGTCTAATGGGTGTTAGACTGACTACGCTCAAGCCCGCGCCGTACTTGACTTGGAAGCAATGTAGTCAGTTGTAGGTAATATATTTATTATAAGATAAGAATTATAATATATACCATAATAATAATAAGGTATATAATAATATATATAAAAGACGTGCGGCAAAAGTTATACCCACAGCTGACTACAACCGCGCAAACCCACGCCGCTAGTGGGTTAAGGCGTAGGTAGTCACTCTGTATTTAATTGCCTACGTATACCCACATGGCTGACTACACTAGCAGGTTATACCTTGTAAGCCTTATAAATCAATGACATACAATAACGTCAAATAATTGACACTTAACCTTAATCCCTTGCAACCCGCGTATTTCGTGGCTTCCAGCGATAGGGGGGGATTAAAATAAAAAATAAAGCGCAGGCGGGGAGGACTTGACAAGACGACTGGCGGGGGCATTATCTCCAACGTTTGCATTTTTCCTATACTATTTGCATTTTCCATATATACCGTCAAATAAATGTCAAATAAATGACGCATAGGGGGGGGGCGTTCATTTTCAAAGAGGGTGCAAAAGATTCACAGACAAAAAAGCCGTTTCCATATATATTATAAATAATTTTTAACAAGCTAAGGATTCATGCGACCATGCAATCATTTCCATATTCACCAAGAGAATTAAAAGTTACAGAGGCGCGTCTGAGCGCAATTTACGAAGCGTCTGCGCTAGGGCTAAAAGGGGATAAGCTCGCGCTTGCGGCAGGGCTACTTCCAAGCGAGTATCGGCAGTTGTGCCAACTCGACCCAAACGTTGAGCTGATGGCGATGAAGGGCGCCGCTGACGCAGAGGCGCAAATGGCACGGGTGCTAAAAGAAGCCGCGCTAGGGGGCGATACAAAGTCGGCGTTAGCAATTCTCCAAAATATACACGGGTGGGCAAGTGCTAAGGAGCAGAATAAGGTGGCGTTTGGCATCACTAACGCGGACGGCACAGCGGCAAGTCTTGTCATAGGGTGGGAGTCATGAAGGTTGTCATCCCCTACAAGCCAAGAGATGTGTTTAAGCCTCTTCACGCGAGAAAAGAAAGATGGGCGGTTGTGGTCGCTCACAGAAGGGCGGGCAAGTCGGTAGCGTGTATTAATGAATTGATAAAGTGTGCTTGCACAGACTCTAGTGGGGATGGTAGGTATGCCTACATCTGCCCATACTACTCACAGGCAAAACAAGTAATCTGGGATTATTGTAAGACGTTTACAAAACCCATACCCAACATAAAGGTGAACGAAAGTGAATTACGACTCGATTTTCCAAACGGGGCGCGTATTCAGCTTTTTGGGGCTGACAATCCTGACAGGTTGCGCGGTCTTTACTTTGACGGGATTATTGCTGATGAGTATGGCGATTGGAAGTCAACTGTATGGCCGTATGTTATCCGTCCTGCGCTGGCTGACCGCAAAGGGTGGGCGATAATTATCGGAACGCCAAAGGGCAAGAACAGTTTTTACGAGCGCTTTGAAGCGGGGAAGCAGGATAAAGACTGCTTTACCTTACTGTTGACGGCATCAAATTCGGGGATTCTTGACCAAGAGGAAATCGACGCACTGAGGAAGGAGTTGTCGGAGGATGCGTGGCTACAGGAGATGGAGTGTAACTTTGATGCGGCGATACCGGGGGCAATATATGGTAAGGAGATGTATGAAGTGAAACAGTCAGGCAGGGAAAGACCGTGCTATGACCGTAAACTCAAGACATTTGCGGCTATCGATTTGGGGTGGAGCGACGACACGGCGATTTGGTGGTTCCAAGTGGCCGGCAAAGAGCTTAGGTTTATTGACTGCTACAGCAATAGTGGAATGCCTATCGCGCATTATCATGACATTTTGCAGAGCAAAGGCTATGATTATGGCGAATGGTTATATCTGCCGCACGACGCGAAGGCTAAATCTTTGCAGACGGGTAGAAGTATTGAGGAGCAATTTCGCTCGCTTGGTTGGTCGCCTAGAATTGTCCCAAATATATCACTTATGGACGGGATACAAGCCGCTAGGTTATCATTAGCAAACTGTTGGTTTGACCCAAGCTGCAAAGAAGGAATGGAAGCGCTCACACAGTACCAAAGAGAGTATAATGTGGAGAAAAAGGTGTTTAATGAACGACCCAAACACGATTGGACATCTCACTTTGCTGATGCTTTCCGGTATGCGTGTCTTGCATGGCGTGAACAACGCCCTGAAGCAGCGGCAAAACCCAAAGCGAAATACTGGGAAGACCAGTCCTTAGAGGAGTTGTGGGAACACAGCTCGAAACGTAGAGGTAGACGAATATAATGAGTGACAAACTATCAGCACAGCCTTGGCACGACGAAATATCGCGCTACCAAGAAGAATATAAGAAGTGGACGGAGCGTGGCGAGAAGATTGTCAAGCGCTACCGTGACGAGCGCAAAGACGCAGAGCAAGCGGACGCACGATTTAATATTCTTTGGTCTAACGTACAGACACTAAAGCCTGCCATTTACGCAAAACCGCCCAACCCTGAGATTTCAAGACGCTTTGACGATAGAAATGACGCCGGCAGAGTAGCAAGCATAATTTTAGAGCGCGTTCTTGATTTTGAAATTAAAGAATACCCTGATTTTCACGACACGCTGTCTTGCGTGGTGGACGA